GAAATTTTGATGATTTAGGGCAGAAAGAAAAAAGAGAAAGATTATTAATTGAACAGAAATTTTTATGTTCAGAATGTAATATTGGCTTGACATGGAATAATAAGCCAATTAAATTCCAGCTAGATCACATAAATGGTAATCGTAAAGATGAGACAAGAAATAATTTAAGAATGATTTGTCCAAATTGTCATTCCCAGACAGACACATTTGGTGGCAAGAATGGTAGAAAAATAACAAATAAACAAATTGAAGAAGAATTACAAACTTCAGAAAATAATCATCATGTATGTATTAAGTTAGGATTAAATCCTTCTTCGTATACATATGAGAGAATAAATAAAATTAGAAATAAGCTCCTTTAGTTCATTTGGTAGAATAATAGTTTTGTAGTCTATAGAGGTGCGTTCAAATCGTACAAGGAGCACCACATAATGTTTAGTGAATGTATAATCGGCCTGCGAAGCTCCCTACGCACTAAACAATTTTAGAAAGTATAATCGGCAGATGAATATTATAGAAGCTCCCTACTTTCTAAATCTTTTAGTTAGAGTAATTATAAAGTCGGTACTATTCCGGTCAGCTCTTCAGTAATGAATGACACTGCGGTATGTGATGAAACCCGAACCTAACATTTTTCTCCGATTCGCCTAGTCTGGTCAATGGCAGCACGTTTGGGGCGTGACATAACGAGAGTTCGAATCCCTCATCGGAGACCATCTTTTCATCTGGGTATATTGTCAACTTGGTAGACGGCCGGGCCTGGAACTCGGAGGCTGTAGGTTCAAATCCTACTATCCAGCCCATTATTGTATTTTTTTTTAGATAAATACTGCATGCTCATATCTGAAATATTATTAGAACGAAATCGGCAACGTAGCAGAAAATATTATCACGGAACTACAACTAATTATCTTAACAGTATAAAGAAGTTTGGTTTGCTACCCGACACCGGTAATGTGTCTTTTGGTGATAAAGGTTTACAAAGCTTAGGCGGAGTATATGCGACCCCTTATAAACAGTATGCAACAATAGCAGCCAAAGAGGTAGCTAAGAAGCATGGCGGAGATCCGTTATTAATTACAATTTTGTATGTTTCAAAATCTGGAACAATTGACGAAGATCTCGTAAGAGATATTATTGTATTCTATGTAATGCGTGCGATGAATGATAAGTCTTATGGAGATTCTAAAGATAAGATAATATCAGAACTAAAAAATGTACTTGAACTTAGAATGCCAAATGTAAAAATTACAGATAATAGTTTAGAGATCTTAAGAGAATTAGTAGAGCTTATTTATAACCTAGAAAAAAAACGTCGAGAGATTGGTTCTAGAGAGCCAATAGTTTATAGACCAGAATTTAGACAATGGTTGACTAAATTTGTAAATTCACTGCGTGCCGGTCACCTTAATATGAAACAAAATAGATATACAGTGAGAGGCCAAATCAAGGGAAGTGTAAGGATAACTCGTCCGGTTACCTTTAAGGGAAAGACTCGTATTATTGAGATTAAGAATCTAAATACAGGTGAGATCTATTACAATCGAAATTAATTATTCAGGGTATAATGAAATGGTATCATCCCACCTTCGGAGCGTGGAAGTCCAAGTTCGATTCTTGGTACCCTGACCAAATTTAAGGATTCTTATGGCAAATGTAAAAAAGGGAAACCTAACGCCTGCTCCACAATGGTGGAAGCATCTTAAAGATTGGAAGCGTGTCTTTTGGAAAGCAGAAAGGCAAGCCCATAAGAAAGAAATAAGAAAAGAATAAATGGCTATGTAGCTCAATGGTAGAGCACGCGACTGATCTGTAATGATAAATACATTATGAGATCAACATTGTGTTCTACCTGTAATAAAAATATTTCAAATAATAATATACGAAAGCATATACTTTCGTGTAAGGGGCCGATAATAAAAAAGATTAGGGGAATTGATTTTGATCCTAATTGGGGATATGCTGCCGGTGTTCGTAAAAGTTGGAATATTGGGCTAACGGCTGAAACAGATATAAGAGTGGCAAATAATGCTATAGCAGTATCAAAATCTGTCGAAGGTAAACCACCTACAGGTTGTTTCGGATGGACAAGAGAGCAGCGAAGCAAAAATGCCAAAGAAAAAGGATTTGGTGGATACAGAGAAAATGCCGGTAGAAGTAAGAAATATAAGGTATACGATTCTTTCGGTAAAGAAACATGTCTGCAAAGTTCTTACGAACTAAGATGTTCGGAAATTTTAAATTCTTTATCTATAAAATGGGTCCGTCCCGGATGCCTAAGATACCTAGATAGAAAATATTTTGCAGATTTTTATCTTCCGGATTTTGATATTTATTTAGATCCTAAGAATAATTATAAAGCAAAATTAGATAAAGATAAAATTGATGCTGTAATACGACAGAATAATGTAAAGATATTTGTTTTATTAGAAGATCAAATAACCGAAGAATATATTAGCTCCATAACTCAGTTGGTCAGAGTATCGTCTTGATAAGGCGGAAGTCCTTGGTTCGAGCCCAAGTGGAGCTACCACTACCACGCAATGTCCCGTTTGACTTCTGGTTGAGGTCATTACCCTTTCAAGGTAACCAGGCTCGGTTCGAATCCGGCACGGGATACCAAGTTTTTATTTTCGGGTTTGTAACTTAAATGGCTAGAGGCCGGTCTCTTAAACCGCGCGATCCGGGTTCGATGCCCGGCAAACCCACCAATCAATGGTCCGGATAGAGATCACTAGAATATATTTCTTCTAGACCACCAATTTTGACCTTGCCACATCACTAACTTATATAAGGAAGAAAAAGGTCTCTTATTTAATGCCGGGCGATCCATGTGTGAATCCACATGCCGGCTCCAACAATGTCGCCTTAGTGTAATGGTAGCACAACTAAAGAGGTGATCCTGATAAGGATACGTTCAGCAATCTATTCCATCCATGACAAGGAGTAGGTCCGGCGTTCGATTCCCGGGGGCGACACCAAACTAAGATAGAAGATGTTACCTTGTACATGTGACATCCTCCGTAAGTCGCGCAGGGTCCGGATAGGCGCGTACAAATAGTCGGGCACGAATATGCGGGTATGGTGTCTAATGGTAGCATCATAGTCTTCCAAACTAAAGGCGTGGGTTCGATTCCCACTACCCGCTCCAGTCCCATATATGATAAATAATATGTATTTGGGGTGTTATATGGCAATCAGCATAGTTTTTTATATTTTATTTGTACTTTTTATAAAACATTTAATAATAGATTTTCCTATATATACAACATATGCATGTAAGAATATAAAGATACATGAAACCGTCTTATGGTATGCACATATTATAATGCACGGTATAGTTACATTTATACTATTGTGGCTGATATCTATTCCGTTATGGATTTCTATTCTGGCTGCTCTGATAGATTTTACACTACATTTCATAATGGATTTTTTTGTTGTAAGAAATACCAAATTAAATAATGGAATAGATAAACGGCCGTGGGTGGCTGATATAGATCAATTTTTCCATTGTACAGTATATGTAGTAATAACTTTTATAGTTTTTCTTCTTCTATAATAGATATTTAACTAGAAAAAAAAGAAAATTGGCCGTAAGCAAACAAGGTGTAGGCGTTCCGCTGTTAACGGAAAATAAGCCGGGTTCGATTCCTGGACGGCCAGCCAAATAAAAATATTGTTCCTATTAGGGATAAGGAGCCGAGTAGTTCGGAGACAGGAAACCCCTCGCCTGCAATCACTTCTTACCATATGGATCATAAGTGTTACGGTAGCACACCGGTCTCCAAAACCGTTAGCCGGGGTTCGACTCCCTGATGATCCGCCAAATATTATATTAACTGATAATAAAACCTGACATTTGATAAATACATAAGTAATGTCAGGAGACAGATGATATGAATATTATCAAAACCGTATCAGTTATTGTTGTTGCCACACTTGCTTTAGGTGGTTGTGCATCAACACATGATTATCAGCTATATGCCCAAGGTCAAGCTCAAATAGAGGCTGCTAAGTATGCCGCCGAAGCTGAGAAATATAAGGCAATGGCAGCAATTGCAAATAGTGGTGATGCCACAGCTAAGGTAGCAGCCGTCATGGCAATAGCCATGGGATCGGGGGGAAATCCACAACAATCAACCCAAATTCGTGCTCCCGAACCTGCTGGTCAATCAATACTTCAGTGGGCTAGTGTTCTTGTTCCGGCCCTTACACAAGGTTATAGTATCTATTCTAATACTAGATTAGGCATGGCACAGAGTAATAATAATGCTAGAATAGCTGAAAGCACTAATAATTCTTTTCTAGGTATGGCTACGCAAGTTCAACAGGCCGGAACTGCTGGGTCAAATGCATTGGCATCCCTGGCAACTTCGAGTAATTCTTCAATAACATCGTTGGCCGCATCTAATAATCAATCGTTGCTATCACTTGCAGGATTAATTCAGGCACCACAACCTAATGTAAGCTATACATTGAGTGGTACAGGTGTACTTGGTAACGGAACATATAGCACATCGTCTAATTCATTAGGTGGCAATGGTGTTATTGGTTCTGGTTCGTATAGCACACAGCAGAATCCTGTATTGAGTGGCACCGGTGTTATTGGTAGTGGAACACATAATCCGTCTACAGTAACAACACCTGCCCCGGTAGTTATTACACCTGTTGTAACAAATCCTCCGGTAGTTATTACACCGGTAAACAATGTTACACCGGTTGTGGTTGTTCCGGCAGCCCCTGCAGCATCGGCAGCCAACTGATATTAGTTAATTTTCAATAAAGTAGGTGCTCACAGCACCTACTGTCGTTTATGCCCCTGTACGCTAATTGGTAGTGCGGATTGATTTAGAATCAGTTGGTTGGGAGTTCGAATCTGCCCAGGGGTACCAAATTTGCTTATAAATAAATCATGACAAATACAATACCTGGTTTTTTATTAAGGCAAGAATGTGAGTTTTTAAATAAACTCTTTTCTCCATATAATTGTGAAGGTACAGTAGGAATCGAAATAGGAAGTTTTCTAGGTCGAAGTTCTTATGAAATTAGCAGAGCAATACCGTTAGGAAAATTGTTTTGCATTGATTTATGGTCTAACTGGGAAGTTGGACCACCGAGTAAATTTTACAAACCCGGGCACTATTATGCATCTGAGGGTAGCAAGTGTTCGTTAAATGAGTTCTTGCAAAATACAAAAGATTGTACTAATATTACACCTATACAAGGTTCGTGCCCCGAATGCGTTAGTGATTGGTCAGAACCAGTAACTTTTGTATTTTTAGATGCAGCTCATTATAATCCGAGTGACAGAATATCAATTGACTTCTGGTTGCCTAAGATTAGAAATGGTGGCATATTTGCAGGACATGATTATGTACCAACGATACCCGATAGGTATCCACATATAAAAGAAAATATTAGATACATGGAAAATCTTTTAGGTCAAACAGTGAGTCATTCGGTTGAATCACATAGTATCTGGTATTTTAATATTTAGATTTTAAGGGATGAATGCAGCAAATCAAATTCGCAGCCAAAACTTTGCGGACCAGCCTGGAGGAGGCAGTGACATGGGTTCGAGCCCCGGTCTTTAGTCACCCATCCCGATTTTTAACATGACCGATAGGTTCGTTTCAGCAAATTATATAAATCATCTTCAAAATGAAAGATCTGGGTTCGAATCCCAGTAGTAGATTTGGTCACTACTGTCGTCTAATGGTAAGATATAAATGCGAACCTGTTTCAATTCAATGTTGAGCGTAGTGTAGTGGTCTGCACCAGTGTCTGTGAAACACTTAGCGCCGGGTTCGATTCCCGCCGTTCAACCCAAATTTTGGTTGTTTAGCTCAGATGAGAGCGCGGGAGAAACTACTCCTTAGGATGTTGGTCTACGAGGTCGCAGAAGTAATGCCCTGCAACAGCCACCAATTTCAATATCGTCATTAACCGGAACTAATCCTCTAAACGGTTTATAAATGATACAAGGCTCCGAGAAGCAGGAGTATATTGTGGGTTAAATTCCCATCGGCGAAGCCATTTGACATTGCCTGCAACAGGCAATGTAATGAGTATAGATATGTAACTATGTGGGTGTAGATGCCCCTTATCTGGGACGCCCCAAGGTGCCGCAGGGGAAATGCGGTGAATATTTGTCATTATCTCTATCTATAGAACAATGTGCGTGTGACCCGAATTGGCGAGGGAACAGATTGCAACCCTGTTATATGTAGGTTCAAGTCCTATCACGCACTCCAAATTTGATATACTCTGCGACGGGCTGTGGGGGAGCACAGCATTATCAAACCGCTGTGGAGGCGTTAGCAATCTAGAGTAACCGTCACCGGGCGCCATCTCGGTACGGTGAAGACCTTATAAATCTGTAAAATATCTGGCTATACAGACGGAAGCTAACCGCAGAGTAACTTATTTTATGCCCTTGTACGCTAATCGGTAGTGCGGTCTGATTCAAAATCATATGGTTCTCGGTTCGAATCCGAGCAAGGGTACCACGGATAATAGATAAATATCATATGATTTTAAATTTAGCCAACGGTAGTTTAAATACAGTCTTAGATTTTTCAATACCGTCTTATCTTCCTGATGTGGGTGATATTACTAATATATCCGTGCTTGTGTCGGGCGGGCTCGATTCTGGTGCGTTACTGTGTTTAATTCTTTCCGAACTTAAGGAAACCGGTAAGTTAGATGTTTTGCCAATAACTTGTTACACAGGCATGAAATATGATGGTGCAACATTTTATGCATCACGATTAATAGCAAAAGTATCTGACTATTTTTCATGTAATATAGTACATAAGAATAATATACATAATGATATTATAGAAACAGGAAGATTTAGATTTGTAACAGCTAACAGTCCGAATTCGGTAGTCTATGCAGGCATCAGTCGTATGGTTCCGGAAACAATAAAGCAATTTAAAAATAAGTTAAAAGTAATATATCCTGACGAATTTGGTAGATTTAAATTTCCTTTCTTAAATATGGCTAAACCTCAGATTTTAGATATCTATTATAAATTAGGATGCGAAGATATTATACAATATACGCATTCATGTGTAACCATGGCTGTAGGTAAATGTAATAATTGCTATTCGTGTGAAGAAAGAGAATGGGCATTTACTGAATTAATGAAATATGATACGGGAACTGTAGCACCCGAAATTCAAGATATTTCTAATAACGGAACATGGCAGATTTAGACGTGTTTACAATTTACGGGCTGTTAATACGATAGATTTTGTGATCTATCGTCTGGCTTTATACGGGTTCGAATCCCGTACGGTCCACCAAATAATAGTCTGCTTATGTTATGGAGCTATCCCCAGAACAGACTTACTTTCACTATTACTTCCATGGAGAAGTTTTATACAGGTACGGCATTAGCTCAGAGGAAGAGTGCTACTCGGCTAGGGTAGAGGTCGTGGATAATCGAAAACCACATGGCGTAGAATTTATTGCCCGGGTAGCTGAGAGGTTCTAGCGCCTTCCTTACGAGTAGGAGCATGTCGGTTCGAGTCCGACCCTGGGTACCAGATAAATAAGTGTATGTTTATTGTATACTTAAAGGTTTATTACAGACCGGGAACCGATATGGTTGTAGCCTTTACTACGGGTTATGCCAAGAAAAAATATAAGATAAAGAAGATGATGCCAAACGGAATTAAGGTTGACAACATCTTTGTCCCGGCTTCATCGGAGATAGAGTTTGAGGGAAATTTTAGAGGAAACATAATTGGCGGTTCGGAAGAGTGCCGATTCTGTGCTGGCAATACAGATCATTTTTCTAAAATATATCACCTGTCATCACTCCCCGATGAACAAAGTGCCTATCGGTACCTATATACATTGAAACAAAGATTACAAACCTCAGCTTTACTTCTGAGGTAAACTGTTCTATAATGCGTGCTTAGTTAAATGGTATAATCAAACGTTGCCATCGTTTAGTCAGGAGTTCGATTCTCCTAGCCCGCACCAGATTTCTAATGGATGTCTACAGCAATTAAAACTTCACTTGAAAATGAAACCAAAAAGTACATCCAGATTTTTTTTACTGGCCCGAAAGGGGAAATGCAGAGTTGAAACATACTTGGTAAGCGAAAGCCGAAGTAGGTTCAAGTCCTACCCAACTATATAATGCCGCGGTAGCTCATTTGGTAGAGCGCCTGCCTGAAGAGCAGGGCGTGATAGGTTCGAATCCTATCCGCGGCACCATTTTCGGTCGGTCGGTTAGTTAAATGGTATAACAATGGTTTCATACGCCGTATTCACAAGTTCGATTCTTGTACCGACCACCAAATTATCTCTCGTCCAGCGGATCTGGTGCCGAGTCTACGAAACTTGGTTACAGAGGTTCGACTCCTCTACGAGGGTCCAATTAAGGCTCTTAACTATAGTGTTCACAGGACCAACCTATAGAGGTTTACTTGAGACGACAATGACCGAGAGGTTGTTGTGGAAACGTAGAATGTGAGGTCCAAGCTCATGCTTATTTGTATTGGAATAAGTTTTCGTTCTACTAACTAGGTCCAGCCAAACAATTGGGAGTAAAGTCCGAAGTGGCCCGAGGCGTCTGCCTTTGAAGCAGAAATTTAGTTGGTTCGAGTCCAACACTCCCTGCCCTTGAGTTCGAGCATAAGTATCGAACTATGATAAATACATAAGAATAACCGAATAATGGCACTTATGTATTATCTTATCTATAAAACAACAAATAATATTACTGGAAAATTTTATATAGGAACACATAAAACTAATAATAAAAATGATAGTTATATGGGCTCTGGAAAATATCTAAATTATGCTATTATGAAGTATGGTATAGAAAATTTTACTAAAGAAATATTATTTGAATATGACAATCCTGAAGAAATGTTTATCAAAGAAGCAGAGATAGTTGACGAAGATTTTTTGGCATCCGAGAATACCTATAATTTAAAGAAAGGCGGGCATGGCGGATTTGATTATATAAATTCGTCGGGAAAAAGATTTATACATACGCCCACTGTTGAAATGAATAAATTAGCGGTGTCTAGGCTTAAAAATATTTGTTCTGATAAAAATTCAGAAGAATATAAAAATTTTTGCAAAACAAGAAATACAATACCATCTTATGGATTCAAAGGAAAATCCCATACTGAAGATACAAAGGAAAAATTGAGTTTATCCTTAAAAGGTAAATTAATTGGAAATCTAAATAGTCAATATGGGACTATGTGGATTACAAATGGTGTCGTAAATAAGAAAATACAAAAAGATTCTATAATTCCACTTGGATGGAATAAAGGTAGAAAATTAAAATAATGTCCCTATAGATTAATGGTTAGATCATCAGACTTTCAATCTGAAGACCCGGGTTCGACTCCCGGTAGGGATGCCAGTTTTATCAGTATGAATAAATGCTAATGCCGAAGAGGTACCAGCAGATGAAATGTCCGGCTGGATGGGTGCATCTTCCCACTCTACTGATTTTGCCTCACAATGGGTTTACGAGAAGCTTCCAAACCTTTCTCGTTCGGGGGTTCGATTCCTCTAGGGGTGCCAAACAATTGCCAGTATGCCGAAGTGGTGGAGGCGCCATCCTCTGAAGATGGACTTAGTAGGTTCGACTCCTACACTGGTTGCCAATAGGACGGCAGGAGAAACGGTTAGATGTTTCCCGAAAGCGAACTCTAGTCGCCTGCTTGAAGAATTTCCACCTGTGGGTTGGTTCCCCGAGACTCGCGCGCAGCTCGACGAGACGGTTCGATTCCGTCCTTGGAATTGTAGGTTCAAACATAAATAGCTATATGAATTATAAAAATCATTATGATAGGCTTATAGTTAGGGCAATAGATAGAGAATTAGATTCTTATACTGAATCTCACCACATTGTTCCTAAATGCCTTGGCGGTTCAAATGATAAATCCAATCTAGTAAATCTCACTCCTGAGGAACATTATACAGCACATTTATTACTTGTTAGAATTTATCCACACAATAAAAAACTTATACATGCCGCGGTAATGATAACGGTAAATGGTAATGGACATGATAGATCTAAAAATAAGATATATGGCTGGTTAAAACGAAAAATGTCTAAATTGGTTTCGTTGAATCAGCAAGGTAAGAATAATAGCCAATATGGAACTTGTTGGGTAAACAAAAATGGTTTAGTTTTAAAAATAAAGTCAGAAGAGATAGAAATATATAAAAAAGATGGGTGGGCAAGAGGAAGAATTCCCCATTTTTGTGTTGTTTGTAACAAAGAGACATATTCTGATAGAAGTAGACTATGCGAAGATCATAGAAAGAAAATGGGTTATAGGTCACAGGAAAGAATAAAGAAGTCACACGACGATTTGATAAAAGCAAGGAAAGAGACATATAAATCTATAGGTCATCAACAAAAAGATAAGAACAGTCAGTATGGCACGCATTGGATTACAAACGGCATAGTAAATAAGAAGATAAAAAAAGATGATGCTATTCCCACAGGATGGTG